CTAAGAACCTGTTTTCTTTAGAAATTCTTCTACATCTTTTGCGGGCTGGTGCAATAGTGGGCCAGCAAGGCGATTTGTGATGGTCCTGTCCTTCATCGCGTGACCGTAGGTGCTGACCACAAGCTGCGCGCTTTCCCATCCTCCAAGCCACGCCACCGTAACGGGATCGACGCCGGCCCGAAGAAGACCAGTCGCAAACCCATGTCTCAAGCTGTGAGGCGTGAGCCGCCTTATGCCGGCGCGCTTGATCGAAGCGAACCATGCCGACTTGATGCTATGCCGGCTGGCGTATCCGAATACCTTTCCTGTCCTGTCGGTGCCAAGATTTGCCAGCGCCACCACGAGGGCCGGCGGAAGATGCGTTATGTGGTCATCTCCATTCTTGGTTTTCCACAAGACAGCCTCTCGCCGGCCCAAATCCACCGAAGCCCAATCTAAGTCGGTAATGTTGGAAATCCGAGCCCCGGTGAGATATCCGAATCGGACAAGCGCAGCGAGATGTGCAGGAGCACAGGCCGCGAAAGCTTCCACCCAAGCCCAATCGGCTTCATCGCGCCTCCTTTTCCCGACCGGGAAGCGGTCAACCTTTACAAGCGGCGAGCAAAGACCAAGCGTTGCCGCGTGGTTGATGACGGCGACGGTCGGCGTGATGAACTGGCGATTCCGCGTTGCCGGTCCAGCGCTGCCATAGACCTTGATTGCCGCAAGCCTGATGGCTCCTGGCGAGATATCTTTGACCAGCGTGTTCTTCCAATGGTCGAGCACGGGCTTTAGAAATCGGTCTGATCGATCAGCTTCGAGATAGAGTGCAGCCGCCGCGCCGAATGTCAGGATCGACGCCGGGCCATCGAGGTCACGTTTGAATTCTCGCGCTTCTGCCCGGTTTGCGATGCGTTCCGCTGTCTTGCGGTCAGACGTGCGAGTGCTTTCGTGTACCCGTCTTCCGGCAACAGTGCCCCTGTACCACCAGATGCCGCCACGGTCATAGAGCTTGAGCGGCATGGGGCGGGTTCCTCCAGAATCATTTCAAGATGGCGCGGCTCAAGAAGCATCATTTTGCCGAAGGTGCGGCAGGCCCCAATTTCCCGCGCCCGCTTCCGCAACGCCCTTTCCGAGACATGCAAGCCCTTTTCCGCCAGTCGCGCAACCGCCGCAGCGGGCGACATGGCTGCGTCGAGCAAGCTTTCCCCGCTGTTCACCGCCGCCCTCGTCATCTCTCCGTCTCCGAGAGGGGGCGGGAAGCGCGGACGCCATGCTCGTAGCCAAGGTTATAGGCTCTGTTCAGCCTCTTGGCCTCCGATGCGGCATCATCGAACATGCAGAACCGACGTCCAAGCTCACCAAGCCGGCCACTGACACGGAAGCTTGTGCGATATCCCGCTACGCGATCATTGACCGCAAAGTAGTCCGCCCGGCCTGCGAACTTGAACGGTCGCGCCCTTACCGGCTTAGGCTCACCCATCCCGGCCTCCGTCGCGGTCGGACTGCTCCAGGGCGAGGCGACCGGCAAGTTCGTCAATGCGATCGAGGCGAGCGCGCACGTCGTCCGTGAAGCGGGCAACGTTTCTCGGGTCGGCTTCGCGGTGATAATTCTCTGGCAGCGTGAGAATGTCAGCGGCCCAAGCTGCTGCATTCTTGGCGATGTACGCGCACTGCTGGCTGAACTGGGCTTCCGTCAACCTCGCCATCTCACGCCTCCCCAAGAGCGGCGCGGGCTGTCCGCACGAGCGCAATTGCATGGCTGTGACTTGGCGTTGGAATGATGACGTTGCCGCCATCATATCTCAAATCGCGGTCGACCAACTCAGCTAAGCGAGCCCTCAACCGCTCAATCTCTACCGTAAGGCTAGGATCGGGGCGACGGGCGCGGTCGGCCATGATGGCGCGGGCGATGGCTTCCTCAAGCGGCTCATTCTTGTATCCAGCCACCATCTTGACGGAAACGGGCGTTCTGTGATCGCGGAAGTAGGACAGCATAGCTTCGCGCGCCAGTTCCATCACCTCACCGGGGCACGGTGTCGGGGTGTTAGTCATGGGAGGCAACTCTCATCGTCAGGTTGGGCTTGCTGTTCCAGTTCAGTTTCTCGATTTCGTAGAGCGCATCTTCAATGTGGTTGGTCCGACCATCAAACTGGACGCGCTCTAAAGCCCGCTTGGCTATCCGCAGGGCCTTCTGGAGAGCGACGATTCGCTGCTTATCGGTTTGCGCGCTCACAGCTTCACCTCTTCAGCGGGAGCGGCGGGAGGGGCATCCAGCGCGACGGTCGGCTGTAACCATCCGGCTCATCATCACAGTCATCGAACACGTATCCGTTCCCCTCCCATGCGCCGACATTCGGGAGGTATTCAACGATGTCGACTCGGCTATTGAGACCGCCACCTGTTGCCAAGATGCGCGTGCCGTCCCTCGGCGCGCTGTTCATGGTCCGCCATCCCTCTGGCCTTGCAGATGCAAGGGCGGCGGAGAGGGCGCGCCAGTGGCCAGCAGGGAGCGTGACGGACCAATCGGCGTAGTTAGGAAAATCGGCAGGCATCCTGCCGACCTCGGTCAGGAGGTCGGTCACCTCATGCGTCACCCGCACTGCCGCAGGATCAGGGGGCTGTGGGGAGGATAGGGCGTCGCCTGATCGATCATGCTCGATGGCACGATCTTCGCTCATCGTCCGCCAGTCCGGCCATGCGCGAGCCATATTCTTGGCTTGCTTGGCGAGAAGAGCGGGCATCAAGCTCTCTGCGGTTCCGCCATGCCGCCAGAAGCCGTCCATGGCGAGGATGATGACATCAACCCATTCCGAGAGATCGTGTGGATCGGCTTCTATCTCGGCAAGCTCTTTGCGGATGTGGTCGATCGCGCCCTTGGTGCGGAGCGCCGGGCCGAACGTGTCCCGGCTCCATTCTATCTGCCGAGCGTAGTAGGTCTCCAGCGTCACCGCATCAGGCGAGCGGACTGGCGCGGCGAGGGCTGAGCGGATGCGGCGGTCGTAGTCGGCTTGGGCGGCGGACTTGGCGGCTTCTTTGCTCGGTGCGTAAGTGAGATGATCGGCCCCAAACCACCATCCAGAATTTGTGGCTCGATATCTACCGAACGGAGTATCCGCATAGGACACACCGATATTGTTGTCATTCCACTCCAGCGCCTTCACAGCCACCTCCCCAGAATCACCAGCAGGGCGGAGGGCGGCGACAGGGTCCTCAACCGGGAACACAAGAAGCTCGGCCCGCTTTCGCGGGTCTGACGTGCCGCCCCAAAAGTATTCGCCGCTCTCGACCACGTAGGCGTCCCGCTGCCGGAAGCCGTCCTTCGCGGCAGTCGCGTATTCGGTCATGAAGCCGAGATGTTGGCCGAACCAGAACAGCCCTTCCGGGCAATCATCGAAGCGCACTGCCTCTACGGCCTCTTGGGTTGGGGTGGTCATGGGCGCACCTTCAAGAAATCGAATTGTTCGGACCAGCCGTCGTTGACTGCGTCAGCCAGCAGTCGAGCGCGACGTGCCGAGAACCCGTCGGAGCCGCATTCGATAATGAAGCCGTCAGCAAGGACGACGCAGTGGACGGTCGCACCACCTTGCTCGCCGTTGATCTGGCGGATTCCAAGGATGGCTTTGGGACTGCGAAGTTCGTCAAAGTCGATCATCACCGTCCGCCCTCCATCCATGTGCGGGCGGCGCGGAGCAGCGCAGGCGCATCGGCAACGATGATAGCGGTATGCGATACGTCGATGTCTCCGGCGTCGATTCGCTCGATCACCTTCTTCGCCTCTGCCAACCTGGCTTCGGCTGCTTCGCGGGAGGCTTCAGACTTGGCGAGGGCGAGCTTGGTCTTGCCGTGTGCGGTCGCAGCGTCGAACGCTTCAACCTCCATCCGGGCGACTTTAGCCTGTAGCTCGGTGATGAGGGTGGCGGCTTCGCGGCGTTCTGCGTCTCTCCTGTCGCGGCTACCAGATGAACCGTCCCAAGGCCTTTGCAACCGCTCCACCAGCCCATCCCCGGCAACAGCCGAAGGGGCGGCCAGTGCCGAGAGGTAGGATTCGGCCTCCGCAATCCAAGTATCCATTTCCCATATCGCCGCTTTGGCGTTTTCGTCGGCCTGATCGAGGATTAAAAGCTCACCGTGCAATTGATGGCCGTCGAACAAGCTATTCCGCTCTTCTCGAATGATTGGTATTGCCCGGCGGACAAGGTCTGCCGCCCGCAGCCCCTCACTGTTCAGCGCAGCGGGGCTAGACATGGGAGCGGCCCTCGGCTTTGGCTATGGCGGCGTGGGCAAGCGCGAGAGCTTCCATGCCCCATTCGTTTGATGGGTGGTTCACGTCGCTTTGAAGCGCCTGCAACTGGAGGGCCTTCAGCGCCTCCAGCAAATCCGGTGCGGCGGCGATCAGGCTGTAATCCGCCTCGTTCTCAAACAGAGTGCCGCTGCCTTCGGCTGTTCCGAAAACGCAGACTGGGTTGCCGTCCGAGCCTTCAATTCCGGCCGGCGACGTGTACGCTCCTGCGAGATCGTCATCATCGCCGTCGTATGCAACGGCAGGGATGATCGTCCACGGCGAGGGCGTATGCTTGGGAGCCTCAACCATTCCCCTTCTCCGCTGAAAGGAGGGTGGAGGAATAGGCGCGGATGATCTGTTCGCACGTGTCTTCGTCGCCTGAGTGCATCCAAAGCAGGGCTGCGATGGCCAGAGGGTCTTTACCTGCCAGCGTCCAGTAATCTCGCTCGTTCATTGAGTGCTGCTTGCGGTGCTGGTCGGGGTGGAGCGGAACCGTCCACATGTCGTGCGGCTTCTCGCCGGCTCCGGTCTCGTATTTACCGCGACGGAAATCGCCGTAGCGGATGTGCGCGGCCTCGACAGGGCGAAGGCCTGTGACAACGCAGGGCAGGGTGCGGATGAATTTGAGGTGTTCGTCCTCCTTGCGGCGCTGCTTCTTGCTCACCTTGGGCGCGGTCTGCGGAAAGGCGGTATCTTCACGAAGGATACGGAAGCCGGCCATCAGAGCCTCCCTGCGCAGTAAGCGCGCCAGACGTTAATGGCGAAGGTCTTGAAAGCCGCCGCAACCTGACGATCAACGCGGCGCTCGATGTCGATCCGCAACTCCGCGTTCTTCCTGTCCCTCTGGATCAGGTAGGCGAGGGTTTTTCCGCGAGCGTTCGGGTATTTGGCGAGGTGTTCGGATGCAGTGGTCATGCCGCCACCTTGCCCATCGCGCGGAAGTTGCTCTGGCAGGTGCGCCAGGCCTCAATGATGGCCTCGCACTTGCTGCGCTGGTTGCGGTATTCTTCGTCAGCCTCAACGGCGGCATAGAAACGCTCGGAGGCCTGCACGTAGTCTTCAGACAGGAGCGCGTTCGCCTCCCGCTCTGCTACGCTGCCAGAGGCCCGAAGGAAGGCGCGGGCTTTCGCGGCCTTGCGCTCATCCTCCCTGCGCTCGCGCATTGCCTTAGCGGCAGCGGCCGGCTGAGCATGGCTTTCCAGCGCATCGAATGCGGCGTGGACCGTTTCATCTCGAATGACAAAGCGCATTGGCGTCACCCCGCCATCGGCAGTTGCGCGGCTTCCGGCAGCGCGACGGACTCGGGTTCGTACTTGGAACGGAGCCGGGAGACGGTGTCCCGAAGCTCGGTGAGGAACGCCACCACATCCTTTTCGATGGATGCGATTGCCGTGTCGTCTCGCATCACGCGTTCAATGAACAAGCTCATGCTTTCCGGCATGCGGGGATCGAACGACACGAAGTCGCACCACTGCCTGCCGGTGCAAGCCATCTGCCACTGGACTTGCAGGAAATACTTCTCCGGCATTGCTGCCCCGAGAAGGGTTTCAAGATGGGTGGCTGTGTTCGGGCACTTGATCTCGACAAGGCCGTCATCGCCGACCAGTCCGTCCGGGCTCGCGCCGGTCTCTCCGATGGAGGGATGCGCGGCGAACCCCATTTCGTAGACCGTGACGTTGCGCTGGAGTTCGTAGGCAAGCCGCGCCTGCGGCTCCATGTCCGTGCCCCACTGCATCGCCGCGTTCGTGAAGCCCTCGGAGCGCTCTCCGGTCAGGCGTTCGGCCACCAGTTCGGCCATGTAGTTCTTGCGGCTAGCACCCCAGCCGGTCTTGGTCCGGGCGCAGACATCGGCAATGCGGGAAGCCGTCACTTTGCCAAGGCGAATTTTAATCCAAGCCTCGGACCGCTGCTCAATATCGGCTGGTGACATGACAGTCCTCCCGCGCTTGACTGAAGGTGTTGCGGCGTCGGTCGAATTGCCCGTTCACCCATCGCCAAATGGTATGTTCACTAACCTTGAAGAACTCAGCAGCAGCGGTGTGACTCTCAAACACTTGGCCCTTGATGTGCCATCGATATGCGCCACGCCGGTTGCGTTGCTGCTGAGTGGGCGTTGCCCATCGGACGTTGCCCGGTTCGTATCCTCTCCGGTTGTCAATCCGGTCTAAGGACGTGCCTTTCGGGCGCGGTCCAACGTGATCGTAGAATGCCTCGAAGGACTCGATCCAGTCTTGGAAGACGGTGACGCCTCTGCCTCCCCACCTAGGGAAATCTTTATTATTTGGATCGAGACACCTGCCCTTCATTGACTGCCACGAAGAGTATTCCGGGGTGCCGCGCATTCCGTGAGTTCGCGACTGCCAAGATGAAATTTCACGGACCAAGCAGCCACAAGATTTCGTGTATCCGTTCCGAACGCGAGACTGGGCCACGCGGACCTCTGCACCGCAGGTACAGCGGTAGAGCCCAACGATGTGCTTGTCCGCAGTGCGGCCAACTCGCGGCTGGACCAGTGTTAGGCGCTGTTCCATCACTTCGCCCCCTTCTTTTTTTCGAGGAAGGTCAGGGCGCGCGGCAGTTGACCCACAGTGAGTTCGGGAACTGAGCTGACGTTGAAATACAGGCAGAACTTCGCGATGTCCGTTTCCGTCGCCTCGATCAGCGCCAGAACCTTCGACACCTGTTCCTTGTTGATGGTCTCGGACTGCTGGTCGTCGGATTTCCTGCCATCGTCATCTTCGGAGGCGGCGAGCCCGAGGGCCGCCTTCAACGTCATGCGCTGGAGGTAGGTCAGCGTCGAACCGACTTGCTGGATAGCGTTCTTGTTGCCGCTATCGTCGCGCGGGCCAGAGAGCGTCGTTTCCTCGAAGTATCCCATGCGGTGCGTGATGACGCACGTCACGGTAATCGGCTCGTTCGGAGCATTGGTCGTCTTGAAACGATAGGACAGACCATGCTTGCCGAGGATCGGGTTGACGGTGGCAGCGATCTCGGCAAGGTCTTCATGCCGATAGTGAGTGCGGCCCTTGCTGGACGTGAAGTCAACCGTCCGATTCTTGCGGATTGTAGGGATTTCAGCCTTGGCCGCTGCCATGGCTTCATCGAAAGCCTTCCGGCCCTGATTGGCTTCCCACCTTTCTTGCAGCGCCAGAAGCTTCTCCAGCGTGGACGGATCAGCATTCGTCGCAAGCGCACGGTCGATCATGTCCATAGGCGTGACAGCAGCGGCCACAACCTGCCGGCGAGGCTCAACCGGCTCGCGCTCGATGAGCGCCTTTGACTCTGGCATATTCATGCTGCCTGTTCCTTTTTCTCGTGCATGTCGTTGAACCGACGCCGTGCGATCTCCGCGAATGACCGGTCATCATCGAACTGGATGATTTCGACCAAGGCGTTCAGAACCCGGTCGCGCGGGGTGCGCGGCGTATCTTCTCTATGCAGGGTCATGGGCTCTACTCGCCGTAGCCGGAGCCGTAGCCGGAGCCGTAGCCGTCGCCGGAGCCGTAGCCGTCGCCGGAGCCGTCGCCGTAGCCGGAGCCGTCGCCGTAGCCGGAGCCGTAGCCGTCGCCGTAGCCGTCGCCGGAGCCGTAGCCGTCGCCGGAGCCGTAGCCGTAGCCGGAGCCGTCGCCGTCGCCGGAGCCGTAGCCGTAGCCGTAGCCGTCGCCGGAGCCGTTTAGCCTAGCGGCATCTTCGGCATACCTCCGCTCTGAGGGCTTCAGAAGCTTTAGAAGCTTGCTGACCGGCATGGCCGTCGGGATGCGGCCGTGCAGCCGGCCAAGGACGTCGGAGACGCCAGAACTGCATGCCCCGGCACGGACGATGTCATCGGC